TTATTTCTGAGAATCAACCCATTTTTTTATATCAGACAATCTCCAACGTGAAGATGTACCAAATTTTATTGGGGCAGGGAATCGCCCCTTTTGAATGGCTTCATAGATCCATTTCTTATTAAACCCTATGATATTTGATACATCTGAGATTCTTAAAAATCGGTCTGTCTCCAAAGGCTCATCTTCAGAATTTAATTGATAGATGATATTTTGTACCATTGCTTCAATGTTTTCAATTCTCTTTGATGAATGAGGATCGAGTTGTACTTGAATCGTTGTCATATACTCTCCAATCAATAATTTTTAGGCAAACAGCTCAATTTGTGATTGTTTGAGCAATTTTTTTTGTTGTTCTTTAGCAGATATTTCTGCTAATCGTTTTGCTTGGTTACCACTTACAACATCAACAAGGTGAGCAAAGTTTACAGAGGTCAATGGGTAAATTTTAGCGTTCTACTTTTTCATTATTTCTTGTTTTAAATCTTCAGATAAAGAAAAATAAATACGTCGTGCAGCTCTCCAACGCTTAGCATGACGATCTCTTAATTTTTGATCGTATTCAATATGAGCTAAAATACGTCTTTTCTTTTCATCATCTAGAGAAAGAACATTTTTTGAGATCTCTAATACTGGTGCCAATAAAGGCATTTTTTTTAGATCTTTTTTAAAGTCACGTGTTGGTTTATTCAAAAAAGATCTTTCTTTGCCTTCTGTCCATTCATATTGATGTCTTAAACGTTTTTCAAAGATCATAACTACTCTAATCCTAAAATGGTATGTCATCATCAAACTGATCAAAGGCATCATTCATAACATTTTGCATTTCATATTCATTTAAGCCGTTGGCGGGTTGTTCATTGGAATATGTACGTGAATTGCTGTTATGTTGTTCGCTGCCGTTACCGTTATTTTTACGGTCTAACATTTGTAATGTTCCCGTAATGTTCACAACGACTTCTGTGGTATAGCGGTCTTGGCCATTGTGGTCAGTCCATTTACGCGTTTGCAATTGTCCTTCGATGTACACCAAAGATCCTTTACGTAAATATTGTCCTGCAATGTCTGCCAATTTACCGAAGATCACCACACGGTGCCATTCAGTGCGTTCTTGTGGCTGACCTGAATTGCGATCTTTCCAACCCTCAGAGGTTGCAATTGTCATGTTTGCAACGGGATTGCCGTTTGGCATGTATTTGAGTTCTGGATCATTTCCTAAATGACCCAATAGAATGACTTTATTGATACCTCTAGCCATTTGTGACCTCTTTGCTTAGTTCGTGTAACTCATGTTCAACTCTTTTAATATCTTTAATCAACGCTGTGTATGCTGGTGATCCGACCATGTGCATCATTTTGTTACGGCGTTGATAAAGTTTGTGTCGTAAGATCTCTAATTCTTTAATGGATTTCATTTTTAAGAGCCTCCAAATCAGTAATAAAATGAGTAATTGCTAAGGCTTGACCTCTCCAATAGAAAACGTCAATTTCTTGAAATGGATCTGATTTTTGCAATTGCATACTGCGTTCTTTTTCAGCCTCTGCAATTGAAAGCAAGGTGTGATACTTAGCAAGTAGTTGGTTAATTTGTATCAGGCAGCCCATATTTCCTCCTCTTTACGATTCATGAGCGCTTCAACAATATCGGCTACTTCGGCATTAAATTTATTGACCTCTTCTTCAATTTCCGCTTTGATCTCATCTGTAATGCTTACTTCAATGATTACACTACGTAGGTGGGTAGGGAAACGATCGTCATAACTCATGAAAACCCATGAATCAAATCCTGTGACCATCATTTGGCCATACATCTGATATAAATATTTAGGCCTAATATCAGATTTCCATAATGTTCTTAGATGGGTGGATCGAGTTGGACATTTGATCTCAATACCTTTGTTAAGAGGTTGTCCAAACATGTCCAAAATTAAGCCATCTGGACTTGCTCCAAAGTTTGGAATAGTAGGGTGATTAATAAACCCTACATCCTCAATTTCATGCATTGTTTTGAGCATATAAGCTTCTTTTGCCTTTGGCTCATAATCGATGCCGCGTTGCATTGCCTTGTTAATGAACACTTCTTCAGATACGCCCGTGAGACGCTCTAAGATGATTTCATTTAGATAAACTTCACGGGCTGCGGTATATTCACCAGTTCTTTTTTTTGCAATCACATCATATAAACGTGATGCTGTGACTTTGCCAATTCTGTCAGCAAACCATTGTTCAGTGCGTTGTAATTCATTATTGGTCATTTGGCACCTCTGTATATTCAGCATTAATCGCCATCATTGCTTTGATACGTTTGAATTCTTCAATACCAATTAGGTTTTTTGTATCGTCATCTAAAACACCCCAAGCTTGAATGAAATGTTCTTTCCCATTCTTGGCCGCAGTCTCTAGGGTCTGAATAGTTGCTGTTATTTCAGGGATTGTCATACCTGCTGGCTGCTGTGGCTTTGAAGATTCAACAATTCTTTCCGCTTCATCTTGGTCGTAAATACCCGTAAAGCTGAATGCTAATCTCGCGCATTGAATCATTGCTTTATGGCGCAACATTCGCTTTGGGTGAGATTGCCATGGACCATCGATCTTATAAGTCTTATTAGTCTTTTGATTAACACCTTCAAATGGCGGCCTACGACATTCTTCTAGCCATTCAGTGACCTTAATTGGATGACTTCTATCTTTTCTATAAATGATGCATGTACAGCTTTCTGCATCTTGTTCGAAGTCTAGTCCGTCAAATTGTGGATGGGAGTTAATGATGCGACTCCAACCATCAACACCAACGATAGGAACAATGCCACTCTTATCAGGAAAAGCATAAATTTCTTTTGTCCAAGGATTTAGATTGTGCTGATTGGCCACAATTAAAAGTGACATCATTTGTTCATCACTAATTTCATCTTTTGTCTTAAATGCGGTGTTTTTTAATGCGGTAATCAGCTCATCACCTTTGATATTGAGTCCAAATTTTTCGGCTAAGGCTAATGCCTGATGATTTAAGCTATTCATGGGCTTTCTCCTAATTAGTCTTGAAGTAAACTTTCTAAATCTTCGATAACATCGCCAAGGGTGTCAGCGATCGTTGTTAAATATGTTTTCGCACAGTTGTCAGTTGCTTGTTCTGCCATCTCTTTACGCTCTCTTTGTGTGGCTTTATACGTTTCAATCATGATTAGTACCCCAATGCCTTCAGAATTGAACGCTCAGTTCTAAAAACTTTGTAGAGCGTATCCGTTGATTGATAGACCTCTTTGCCATTAATAACTTTGTAGATATCAAATGTTGTTGTTTTACCATCGTTGGTGATGTTTTTGATTTTGATCATGATATTTCCTTGATTACTCATAAAGTTTTTTACACTCTGAGCAAAGGCATCTTTCTATGTAGCCTTCCTCGTCAATCTCGGCTCTGTACTCTGGTACATCTGCGCCACACTCAACGCATTGTGGGATGTCATAGTACGGGTCACCATAATTCGGATGTATTTCAAAATTCATTGCTTCACCTCACAATTTTTTGCGTATCCATTGCGAAACCACCAAATTCCATCTGAGAAACCAGTTACCATTTCTGGGGCAACATGCTTGCCATTGCAGATCAGTAGTTTTTTGCCTGTTTGGATGTCCTTTAATAGGGCATCATCAAAGGCAAAGTGAAAAGCTATGGCAGTAAGGGCTGGAATTATTAGGTACTTCATAATTCACCTCGTTGTTTCTTATTACAAGATAAATTATTACTTATGTAACATTGTGTGTCAATACTTATGTAACAATTTAATGTAATTATTTTGAGTTTTAGTGCGTTTATGTAACAAAAATAATTACTTATGAGGTAGGTTTTTTATAGAGTAATTGTTATTTTATGTATTTCGGGTAATAAAAAACCACCCGAAGGTGGTTTGTTAATGAGGGTGCATAGATTTAATTAACTAGTTGAGTCGGTTAATTTATTGTAAATTTGTATCATGCTCTATCTATAGGATAGGTATTTTTTTGGTTCCTAATAGTATATATTACACGGCTAATGATGTATGGGGGAGTTTAGCAAATGAGAGATAAAGATATTAGAGATGCTTTGCATAGCAGTATTTTATCGCATTATCATGAAGATCCTAACACTTTAGTTATTGATGAATTTAATATATGCCAGGGGGAAAGTCGGGCGGATATTGTTGTCATTAATGGTCTGATCCATGGGTATGAGATAAAAAGTAAGAGTGATAATTTAAATAGGCTTCCTGATCAAATAATGTATTACTCTATGATTATGGATAAAGTAACTTTAGTTGTAGATGATTCTCATTATGAAAATGCCAAGGAGATGCTTCCAAACTGGTGGGGGATAAAGGTTGTATCTTCTGACGCTAATAACAAGCTTAAAATTAAAAGCATCAGGAGAGAAAAGAGAAACAAGTCTTTGAATAATTTTGCTATTGCTCAGCTTTTATGGCGCGATGAGTTAATTGATATTTTAGGAAAAAAAGATGCCTTAAAAGGTGTCAAAAGTAAACCAAAAATCGATTTGTGGAATAGGTTAGTTGATGTTACAACAATTGACGAACTACAAAGCATAGTCCGTCAAACGTTAAAATCAAGGTCTAATTGGAGAGTTGGTTAACAACTAGTGTTATATGATGGTTTGTTCCTATCCATCGCCATGTAGTTGCATTGCCAAATCCTTTGTTTACCCCAGCATTTCTTTTTTCTGCATATAAATAGATCTGACTGTCTGCTTCAGAAAAATTTTCGCCGCTGTACTCTGAGTGAGCAACCAATACTTGGCAGTGATCACCAAATTGATCAAATCCATGGCGTTTCGCATCCTTGCCTTTTATTACAATAAAATCATCTTGCCCAGTATATCTAATACTTGCTGTCATTCCTAAAAATCTAGGATCTACATCCAATCTTTTGTATTCAGGATGTTGTATTGCATAATCTGAATATAAGATGTTGGTAGGGAGACTACCTTCTTGTAGTAAATTTTTCCAGACTATCCATTCAACCCTAGGAATCTCAGAAATCCCCCTATCTAGCACACCCATATTTACAGGGAATGATCCAGAGGAAAACGCAATAGATCTCCAATCGTTTGCATGAGGAATGGCCGTTAAAGCTCTTTGTATATTTTTATGATAAACATCATGGTCATCAATATACTTAAAATCCACTATTAAATGAACTTGATCTCTAGTTACTTTCATATCTTGTAATATGGATTTGATTTTATCGGGGACTAATAAATCAAAAGGCTCTAACCTTAAGCAAAGGCCATGGGCTGTGAGTTTTTTTACAGCGCTGTAGTACTTCTCATTGGAATCTAGGGTGATCACAGGAATGGCTATAATGCCTTCATTTGTTAACTGATCGAATATATTATTAATAGGATATATGTCTGAAGGATTAATGTATTCTTCTTCAATCAAGTTGGCATCTATTAAGTATGTGTCAATGCCATCCCCGATATCTTGAAATTTTTTTACGTATCCTTCTAGGTGATCATTATATGTTTTTTTAGGTTCTTCTGTTTCTAGATCAACATCCACAGGATCAACTTCTATCAGTGGAATGATTTGTTTTTTGATATCTTCAGATAGATTTTTTAATGCTGTAAACTCACCAGATTTGCCTCTTAAAATAGGCATGTATTTTTTTATCATAATATTTTACCTGTATTTAAAATTAATAATATCAAATGCTAGTCCTATCCAATATTTACTTATCACCTCCTGATTTACATATCCACCCACTTACCAATTACAACGCCGCATATAGTGGCATTCCCATTTACTTTGATGATTTTGTCAGGCCAGTTTGGATTCAGTGGCTGTAGATATTTTTCCCCATTTTCAATAATTAATTGTTTGAAGGTCGCGGTAATATCATCATCTAAACGAACAACAACGCAAGATTTATTCTCTGCTGATTTTTCAGGATCAACAAAAATAATATCACCATCTTCAAAGCTAGGTTTGCCATTCGGATTATACATACTGATACCAGATACACGTAATGCGTATGTGTTTTTACTATGACCTACGGGGCATGGCAACCAACGAATAGCATCATCTGGTAATAGTGATTCTATATTGCACCAACTTCCAGCAGCGACCCAAGATATAACAGGAATCATACCTTTTATATCTGGAGCCTCAGATAATGAGGAGTCTAGTTTCGGTGTAGCTGTCACATCTTTGACATTTTCACCTTTGAGCCATTCAGCTGAGACATCTAGTGCATTGGCGATCTCAACTAAAAACTTAGAGCTTTCATTACGACCGTTTTCTAAGAATGTAATAGTCGACGTGGAAACCCCCGCCTTTTCTGCTAGGGCTTCTCTAGAATATCTTTTTGCTTTTCTAGCTTGGTATAAACGATCTTTTAACATAATAAATCTCCTTGTATTAATATGTAATTTAGTTACTTTTGTAACACAAGGCAATATACAAAAGTAACGAATAATATTACATAAGTATTGACAAAATTAATTACATAAGTAACAATTTCACTGTTTTAAATATGTGTGAGATTGCATATGAGCGACATGATAGATTTGATTATTAAAAAGGCTGGTGGAGCCACAGAGTTGGCTAAAAAACTAGACATTACTCGACCAGCAGTACTTCATTGGAAAGCTAGGGGATATAAAGTTCCACCTATAAAACACGCTTTCAAAATTGAAAATATTACAGGCATTCCAAAAGAAGAAATTTGGACTGATTATTTCAATTCAAAACCACAGAACATTACCAATGATGGTTTAGAGGGGTGATTTCTAATGGCTACGAATTTAGATTACATCTGGTTGCATCTATTCAACGGTAACAGATTAAGTGATCGCCAAGCAATGGTTCAATTTGCTTATGGCGCATTTCGTTCTCGCGTATCTGAAAAACGTTATGAATATCACATTCAAGACGAGTTTGTAACGATTCATCCACAGGGTTCTGTTGTTCGATACAAGGAATACTGGATCTGTCCGAAATTCTTGCGTACTAAGCAAGCTCAACGTATCAGAGAAGAGTTGATGAAAAAAACTCATGGGAGAAGATCATGAGACTAATTTCTTATATCAATAATCAAAAATGCCTTGAGTGGGGGTTAAATCTTCAACAAGGGGCACTTTTTGATTTATTAAATCAGTCATCCAGTTGGGCAGATCCCATTTACATTGATGGCAAAGTTTTTTATTGGGTGTCCAAAAATAAAATTTGTTCAGAGATTCCACTCGCATACTCGAAGAAAGATACCGTCTATAGAGCATTAAAAGTGTTAGTAGAGAAGGGCTTGATCTTGTATGTGAAGCATGAAGGGAAGGATTGTATTGTTTTAACTAGCAAGGGTAAAGAGTGGAATTCTGAATTGAATCCAACGCTCGGAAATAAATCCGAGTCTAGTGGAAATAATTCGGAAATAAATCCGAAAAACCTCGGAAATAAATCCGACACTCGGAAAAATATCCGAGAAAACTCGGAAATAAATCCGACATATAATAATACTAATATAAATACTAGTAGTGGTAGTAGTAATAACCTACCAGAAAATGCTCATCAGCAAATCATCGACAAATGGAACGCTTCTGGCTTTGTTCAAATCAAAGCTATTGTTTCAGGCAGTCAACGCGAAAAGTTATTAAAAGCTCGCATTAAAGAATTTTCACTTGAGCAAGTTCTCGAGGCGATTGATATCGCCAATCAATCAGAATTTTTAAAAGGCGGTGGATCTAAGGGCTGGGTAATGGATTTCACTTGGTTTTTACGTCCAAATAATTTCATCAAAGTTTATGAAGGCAAATACGCCAACCGTTTATCTGCAACACAAGGAGATAATCATGCAACCTATCCAAACTATCCAACTCGCAAATTGTCAGCCGTTGAACGAGTACGAATTGCAAATGAGAGAGCAAGAGCGCAAAGAGCAGCGCAGAATTCAGGCACTCGAACAAATTTGGGAGTTTATGAGCCAAATGTACGGTGAGCTTTGGACTAACTCATTTGGTGAGATTGCTAGCGAAAATATGGCATGGAAAGCAGGATTATCAGGTTTAACGGCTAAACAGGTAATGATGGGATTAGAAAAAGTGGCACAAAGTGGCAAAACATTTCCGCCAACGTTACCCGAGTTTTTAGCGCACTGCAAAGATGAACGTTTTGATTTTGATGTGATGTATCAAACTTGCGTTTATTGGTCATCGGAATCCGCATTGAAGCAATTGGGGCTCAAACGAAGTAGAGAAGCATTATTCATCATGAGCATGATTGGTGGTGAGATCCAAAGCGCTACACAAGCTAAGGCTGAAATGCTTGTTCGAAAAGGCATTGCTGCACTAGAGAAGCATTTGAATGCTGGTGGTCAATTGCCAGAATTTGCTGTTGAGATTGAACACAAGCCGTTGCCAAAGCAGGGCTTTAGCTTAACTGAATTTATGCGCATTGCAGCAAATAGCCCTGTAACGAATTAGTAATTGATTTTGAAAAACGTATGTAGAGGCAAAAATGATAGAGGTAACAAGCTTACAGCAATTATCAGACATCAAAGATGCAATCATCATATTCACAAACGATTCTGATAGTTCGGATGTATTGAAAGATAAATTGGACGGTATAGATGGGGTCTTTAACGTCGATATAACGCACGAAATAGGCTCAAAATTAAAAGAAATCTATGGCGTTGGACATATCCCAAGCGCCGTGTTTTATAAGGTTGGAAAAGCGTCAAATTTGTTTAATGGTGTCGCAGCAATTATGAGGAGAGTACATGGCTAGATTTTACGTGAAAAACAATGCGATTTTGCAACGTGTGATTGCTTATATCCGCGATATTCAGTCTAAGGATGGTGTTCCTATGGTTAATATTTCAAATCGCAAAGAAGATCGCAGCCATGCGCAAAATCGCTTAATGCATAAGTGGTTTAAGGATATTCATAATATGACTCAAGCTGGCATTGAATATGAGGCAGGGCGTTGTAAATACGCATATTTCTTACCCATTATGGCCACTAGCGATAATGAAGATGCCGTTGAAGCTTATGAATTGATCAAGGAAATAGAGAAGTTACGTGGGTATGAATACACGTGTAAAGCACTTGGTCAAAGTCTTTTGCCTTCTAGTCGACTGTTAAGCACTAAAGAATTTGCCCAAGCTTTAACTGAGATGCAGCAAGGGGAATGGGAACATTGTTTAACTGATCCAAGCTTATACGGGTTGAATTTAAGAGATGGATTATAAGCGGTGAGGAAGATGGATGACTAAAGAAGAAAAAAGACATTTAGCAAAAGTCGCCGCTTTAGGTTGTATTGTTTGTCGTAATGAAGGTTTTGGAAGAACAGCAGCAGAAATTCATCATGTCAGAAACGGACAGGGAATGTCGCAAAGAGCCAGTAACTTTGAAGTGATTCCATTATGCCATGCTCACCATCGAACAGGTGGGCATGGCATTGCTTTTCATGCGGGCAAACAGGCTTTTGAAAGTAAATATGGTACTGAGCGTGAATTGTTAGCACAGGTCAACCAATTGCTTAATCAGGATAACTCAAGATGAAAGTAATGATTGGAATTGATGTGGGTAAAAAAACAGGTTTTGCTTTATCACTGGGTGGCAGGTTGTCAGAGGTTAAGTCATATAGGTTTTGGGATGCGGTGATGGCTGTAAAGAGCTTGTTTGAACGTTATAAGCAAGATAATCAAATTGACTTCAAAGTTTATGTGGAAGATCCAAGATTGCGTACATGGTTTGGTTCAGATGAGAAGAAAGTGCAAGCCGCTCGTATGGGTGTCGGCAGTGTTAAACGAGATGCTGAATTGTGGGAAGAGTTTTTGCAACGTGAGCAAATTCCCTATGAATTGATCGCACCTAAATATAACCGCACAAAATTATCACACGAACAATTTATTAGGTTTACAGGTTGGGCTAATAGAACAAATGAACATGGCCGTGATGCCGCAATGCTAATTTATGGGAGACAATAAGTGATTGAGCATGGAGTGATTAAAAAAGGTGGAGAGGTTGTTGGGTACCGTACACCTAAAAGTGAATTATTCATTGAGCAAAAACGAAAGCAAGTTGAGGCACGTAGTCATACGCGTGTAAAGTTAAAGCATGCGGATAGAGCATTAGAAATATGGGCAAGATGGCGATTAACAAGCATTGGCTATGGCGATTCGCCGATGGCCACAATGGATAATCCAAGAGTGCCGCCAAAAAGCACGCCACCAGTTGGTTGTCATGAAGCACCTGAAATGGCATTGGCTGTGATTAGAGCATTTGAGCAGATGAAGAATGGTGACAAAATTAATCGCCGCTATGCTGTGGTATTGAGTCAATTGTACATGGAGCGCAAGAATAATGAATCAATTGTCACAACCATCAAACGATTGAATTTAAATATTAGCATGTACCAAATCAGAAGGGCAAAAGAGCGGCTATCGGTATTGATTTGAATATCTTTGAAGTATAATCGCCCCACAAATAGGGGCTTTTTTGTGTCTGAAGATAATGAGGGGAGTATCTGTGGTAGAAAAAAAATGCTGGAAGATTGCTATTTATGGAGGCGTGACATCCATCATAGTTTGCAGTGCCATTATAATGTTTTTGTTTCCAGACATTACTTGGGGTGATGTCAAAAATTCTGCGCTATACGAGATGCTAAAGGATCATGGGTCATTTATTGGTGGTGTATTAGCAATAATGGGTGTGATTGTTATGGTCAATAATCAAAACGCAACCACTGCAAAAGTTATAAAGAGCAATATGGATGTTATACATTATCAATCATTTGAAGATAATAAAAGTACAGCTTTGCTTCTTTCTTTTGAGATTGAAATACTATTCAATAAGGTTTTTTCTAATTTAGTGCCATTTGGCGAGCAATGTTATATGTATAAAGATCATGGAGAGATAGATGAGGTAAGATTGAAAGCAGTGGATAGAGAATTTTTGTACCTATTACGAGAAAAAACACTTTTTATTCAAGATTTTATGTCCCAGGCATCTGCATGTAGAGAGATTGATTTGTATTTAGACCTACTAAATAATTTTCTGAGTTTTAATTGTTTAATTAGAGACAAAAGAAAAATTCACGTACATGCTCCGCTTGCATACTCGAAATTATATGAGGCAACAAAGTATCTTGTTCGATTGATTGAAGATTCAAACGATAATAATGGTTCTTATTTATTCAAGAATATGGTAAATGAAGTGGATATTCCAAAAAAACACAGTGAGAAACAAGAAATTTGGAATACATATGAGTCTTTTATAATCGAGACGGTAATTCCCAGGCTACAAATGAAAATTAAAAATACTAAAAGATCAGTTGAAAACTAAACTTCATATGGTAGTATATGAATATTGTCAGAGACTGTGTTTATTAAACGCGGTCTTTTTTTATGTCTGAAATAAAGCATAAATATCAGAAACACATACGACTGCGACCATAGTAGTCCATGAATCTGAAAGAGCCAGCTGGCGGTGCTACTCAGAGCTCTAATACATGGCAAATAAACACCAGCAATATTGCATGAATTCCTCCGATAATACTTCAGGGCAATATCCTTGCATCAGGTGACGATGCGCAATTGCTTATCGTTGAGCATATCAACGAACATAGTGCCTTTAGCTCAGTTGGTTAGAGCGCTCGACTCATAATCGAGCGGCCGTTGGTTCGAGTCCAACAAGGCACACCAAATTTGCCCAGGATGCCTCTGCATTTATGTAAGCCCTGGCTATCTCTATTGATTACATTGTGGGGCGATTGATTATGAGAAAATGCAATACATGTAAAAAAGAGTTATTAGAATCATTCTTCAATGATCAATCAGGTGATGATTGTGTGTTATGCGCTTCAAAGCGAGTTGAAGTAGCTAAAGTTGAAAAACACACTTATGAAGAGGTTGAGGACAATAGCTGTGCAGGTGGTGCTTGTACGTTATAATTAGCTTTATTTAATTAAGAGTTGATAATGGATAAAGAGAAATATATCGCCATATTTATGACTACACTGATGATTGCTCTGCCAATAGGAGCTGTGATTATATTAATAGTATTTGGCGTTATGGCTGCACCTGAACATAAAAAAATTTATGATTTTATAAAAGATCATGGATCATTGATTGCTGGGTTTATTGGGCTTGTCGGTGTTGGGATATTAGTTATAGTCCAAATGAGAACAACAATGAGTATTATCAATAGTTCAAGAGAGGATGTTATTGTAGCAATCAGAGAAAAGGAGAGGAGTGAGTTTTATAAGAATATACGTTCAGTACATATCAAGTTAGGAGAGATGATGAATAAGAATGTTGGTAATTTATCACTGAGAGATTCTGATTTTAATTATTTAGATGAATTATTAGATTGTATTCTTATTTTTTTAAAAAAAAACAAATTAAAACATGCGTATTTTACTTTTCTTAAAGACTTCCTGAGCTTGTATCAACAAAAGATATATACCAGTTATAGTGGAGGGCTGGACTCTGAGTTTGTAGATTCAGCTTTGAAGGTGCTGTATGATGCTAATATCTATCAGCTTGATAAGTGCTTAGTCGAGTATAATGATATTAATAACTCTCCTTTGCCACCAGAAATTATTGATTTCTTTAAAAATATGAAATCTACTTCATATAGTGATGTTAATGAGGATTTTTTTAGGGGTATTATTTCTTTACTATCAACGTATTACTTATTTTTTATAGATAAAGAAATCTCATTAGATTGATCGTGTTTAAACATGTTTTAAGCCCCTTAATTGGGGCTTTTTTATGGGTGGAATATGAGGTTTAAGTTAGGGAAAAAATCAAAGAATAATTTAATCGGGGTTCATCCTGATTTAGTTGCAATTGTAGAACGAGCCATTGAGATCACTCAGCAAGATTTTACAGTCTTTGAAGGTGTTCGATCAATCACGAAACAAAAAGCCTATTATGCCAAAGGTACATCGACCACATTGTATGGTTCCCGTCATTTGATTGGCAAGAATGGATATGCTCACGCTGTTGATTTGGTGCCGTATATTGATGGCCAACTTCGCTGGGATTGGGATGGATGCTATGCAATTGCGGAAGCTGTACGCCAAGCATCGATTGAATTAAAGATTCCTGTGCGTTGGGGCGGTGTTTGGGATAAGTTGCTTTCTGATATTCAGGGCATGACAACAAAGCAAGCGCAGCAGGCGTATGTTGATCAGCGTATACGTAATGGCCAACGAGCATTTGCGGATGGACCACATTTTGAGTTGCCATTATCTGATCAATATCCGCAGTTTTAAATAAGATTACATGAATATCTGTTGATAGTTATCTATTTAGCAGGGGTGGTGATTAATGTTATTTGTTTAATTGATCATTAATAGTAATAATAGTTGCTATAATTTATACACGGAACATGCAATTATGAAAACTGACAGTAGCATTGATATGAAAAACCGACTTACTATTACAATCAGTAACGATAATCCTGTAAGCCTAGTAGATCTTACAGATTCTCTTATGGGTATCGCTGATCAATATTACGATTATATTGCAAATGATTCCAAAGGAGAGTCTAAGGGAGTGTTATACGTTTCTGAAATTAGAAAGGGTTCAATGGTTTTTGAACTTGTTGCTGAAGTTCTTCCATATGTGCCGCTATTTGCAGCAACTACAACTCCATTAGAATCTTGGGTTAATCAATTTGTTTCCACGGTTAGGTGGCTGCAGGGGATTGGGAAAAAGCCAGAAATTGATTTTAAAAAGAAAGATTTAAATAATATGGCCAAAACATTTTCTACTGTTGCTAATGATGGTAGTTCAGCTATTACATTTAATCTTGAAGGTGCAAATATAAACAATTTTAACTCCGTAATTTATACAAGTGAAGATGCTGAAAAAATCACTAAAAGAGCAAAGGATGAAGCTAAGTTAATCGAAGATAAGGGGTCGCGTACTTTATCGAACCGTTTAATGGTTTGGGATCAAACTAAGTTTAATTTAAAAACAACAACTGGTGATAAGGCATTAATTGAAAGTATTTACGATAAGCCTATAAAAATTATTTTTCAAAATGAATCGGATAAGGCTTACATGTATAACGCGGGAAAATATTTTAATGGCATTCCTTGGCAAGAATTAGGATTTATTATAGATGTTGAAGTGCAATATTCAAATGGTAAGCCTAGACTCTATAATGTTTTGAATGTGCATACAGAAGAAACCTTTGTTTTAAATGATGATGAGTAAATATTAATTAGTATACTATTGAAATATTGATAAGTATCGTTATATTGTAAACACGATTAACACCAAAGGTAATAAATAATATGGCTGTATATACATTGAAAGATTACTCCTTAAATTTGATTGAAATTCCAAGTAAAGGTCTTATCAATCTCAAATAATTAAGGTGCTAGAATTAAAACTGGATTTAGTGAATTCTTCTGGTAATGTATCTATTAAGAAGTTTTATATATCACCAGATACTAGACAAACTTTAGAATCTGCTCAAAAGATTTTGAATGATGGATTAGGTAATGCAAAGAAAATGCAAGGCAAAATTGAGCAACACTATGATGATTCTAGGTTTTATCTGTGGATTAGTGTTAATTTAACAGGTGGCAAAAAAAGAGAACTTTTCCAATTTACTGCTTTTAAGGCTTAAGCTTTTGAAACCCAACAACTCTAAATAAGTTGTTAAAAATATTACCCTAACCACAATTTCAAAAATTGGGTTTTTTATTGAGTAAAATATGAAAATAAAAAAGCTATTCATAAACGTCAATAGGGAATTAAGTACAACAAGCTCGTATTGATCAACATATATGCAATAGCCAATCAATATTTACGATTGTCAGCCAAATACCTACAGTTTTAGAGTAATTATCCTTAAGTGTATAATGCCAATATGAATAAATTTAAAATAGTATTTACCACTATTGGAATGATTATTGTATTGATATCAATCTTACATCAGTCTTATTGGATGTGTTCGATGGATCTTAATGACTACAATAAAAGATTTCCTATCATATGCAAGACACTGAGCCCATTTGGATTTCTGTTTGGTGCTCAGTAGTTGTTCGAATAGCCCCTTAATTGGGGCTTTTTTGTGGACTAAACAGTCAGCACAAAAAAGTTATCTAGATACGCATTTAACATCAGAGCAAATGATTTTAGATCAAGTGAATAAGGTAGGCAAAGCAGTAGAAGCCTGCTAAGACGGCACTGTAAGAAATGCGCCAACACTTCTTACAGTAGTCAACTGACAGAACCAGTTAACCCATTGCGCATAAACGCAAGGCCGCCCCCTGCAGGGGCAGTAATTTTATCAGGTTAATATGGAAAGAAAAACGAAAGTTTTAACAGAAGTGCGATGTGCAAATTGTAATAAGAAGTTATGTGATGCTGAATACAGCATATTAAAAATAAAATGTCCTAGATGTAAATCTATGAATGTTTTAAAGAAGTGAGTGCCTAGAGCGCCTAATGTTGAATGCCTCGAGCATCAAAACAATGAGGTGTTCATGAAGAAATATACAAAAGCTCCATTACCATTTTTAGGCCAAAAGAGAAATTGGCTGCGTTTGATTAACGAAATCAATTTTGATCATATGACTGTGATTGATCTATTCGGCGGCAGTGGCATATTGTCGCATGAGATCAAAAGAAATAACCCGAATGCTCGTGTGATTTGGAATGATTTTGATAACTATCAGGGGCGATTGAATCAAATTGAACAAACTGAAGCTTTGCGCCAAAAGATTGCCAAGGCGTGTAGCGTCTTTGAGAAAGGTACAAAATTAAGTGGGGCAGCCAAAGACGGCATACTCAAATTGATTAAAGAATCTGGTACAACAGATTTTATTACCGTGTCGAGTTGGCTTCTATTCTCAGGCAATTATTGCCACTCTTTTGATTCATTGGCCAACAAAACATGGTACATCAGCCCGCCTAAAAATCCGCTGAATGCCGAGGATTACTTATCCAATGTAGAACGTGTCAGGATGGATTATAAAGAGCTCTTGAATTTATATCCTAGTCATGAAAATACGGTTTTTATTGCAGATCCACCGTACATCATGACCAATCAAACGGGATATTCAGCCAAGAATGATGCAAGGTTTAAACTTGTTGATGCCATTCATTTATTCAAAGAGTTGGGATCTAGAAAGGCGGTTCTATTTTCTAGTACTAAATCAGAGTCTGATGAGTTATTGGATCTCATGGATATCAATGTGACAGAGCGCCATTCGTTGATTGTGAGCCCAATCCCTGATCGAAAATACGAAGATTTATGCTACAGAATTAATTTCTAAGATCAGTCATGCCACGGTTAGATGCTGCTAATTGTGGCATGCGCCTGAGCTTATATGGAGATTTAGATGGAAATAAAGCAGTTATTCACAAATGACAATGGGCGATTGAGTACGACAAATACTATTCAGATGATGAGTGCGATTACGTTATGTGGTGGATTCTTTACTGCAATGTTTTTTGATCTGAATGTGCCAAGTGAACTTGCATTGATTATTGCCAGCATGGCGACTTTAACTGCCACTTCAAAAGGATTGGTGATGATGCAAAGGGATAAAGATCATGCGTAAACTTAGATTGTATCTGCTGATCGCATGGGGCGTTTTAACCGCCCTTTTTTATGCCTTACTCAAAAGTAAGAACCGAAAGATCGAAAAACAAAATGAGCAAATCAAGCAGCATAAAAGCAAACATGAGGAGCTGCAATTCATCAACGATCAAGAGAAGAAAACGAAAGATGATAAAAACAGTATCAATACTAGCAGTGAGTCTGATGTTGATAAGCTGCTCGAGCAAAACAAGGCATATAGAGATTGATTATGCGGCGATTAATTGCGCGGGTTGGGAACGAGGGTCAATCAGTCGCAAAGATCAATTAACATTAGAAACAAAGAGATGGATTCTATCGCACATCATTAAATACGATAGAGATTGTAAACGTCCTACGGCATAGATAAGGAAGCCGATAATGGATAATAAAGTCAATTTTGAAACATGGTTACATAACAAAACAACTGTTGTTGCTGGCTTTCTAGGCAGTGCATTGTTGAGCTTTGCAATTTGGGTATTTAGCCAAGTTTACGGGCAAAGTGTTAAACATCTTGAGAGCATTGATAATAAGTTTGACATGCTGACTAAGGATATTATTGCAATCAAACTTCAAGACAGTGCGAACACAATCACAATCAATACACTTAAAAATGATGTACTTGATCTCAAGACCGTGAATAAAGAAGTGTTAGGGCGTTTGGGATCACTTGAAAAGTCTAGCGCACAGCACGAGCAACAACTAAGGCAGTTAAGTAAATAAGGATTAATTATGGCGGCTGAAAATAAAGTTGGTCGTCCAACTAAGTACAAGCATGAGTATTGTGAGCTCGCTTTTAATTATTGTTTGTTGGGTGCAACAGATGCAGATTTGGCAAGATTTTTTGATGTCAGCGAGCAGACAATCAACACATGGAAGCATGAGTATCCTGAATTTCTTGAGTCCATAAAAAAGGGAAAGGTTGATGCTGATGCGTTGGTGGCCAAATCTCTTTTTCAAAGAGCCATTGGATATCAATATATCGAAACCAAGAATGAAATGTCTGAACAAGGCATGAAAAAGTCTGTAACAACCAAAGAAGCGCTGCCAGATACTACAGCGCAGATATTTTGGCTCAAGAATAGACAGCCCGATAAATGGCGAGATAAGCCCGTGGCTGTGAGTGAAGAGTTAGATGCCACACCCGTTAAAATTGTTGTAAATGTTCAAGATGCAAGAAAGCAAGACGATAAGCCCGAAACTTAATGTGCCACAAGCTAAGTTTATTGCGTTAGATAAAAAGTTTAAAGCATTTGTCGCTGGATTTGGTAGTGGTAAAACGTGGGTAGGTTGCGCGGGCATTGCAAAGCATATGTGGGAATACCCGAAAATTAATGCGGGTTATTTCGCGCCAACATTCCCTCAAATTAGAGACATCTTTTATCAAACGATAGAGGAAGTCGCATTTCATTGGGGTTTATCTGTAGATATTAAAACATCGGACAAGGAGGTTCATTTTTATAATGGGGCTACTTATCGCGGTGTTTGTATATGTCGATCAATGGATAATCCATCTTCAATTGTTGGATTTAAAATTGGCCATGCGATGGTTGATGAAATCGACATTTTGAAACAAGATAAAGCCACTTTAGCATGGCGTAAGATCATCGCACGTATGAGATATAAAGTGGAAGGTTTGCGCAATGGTATTGATGTCACAACGACACCTGAAGGCTTTAATTTTGTATATGAGCAATTTGTTAAGTCTGTGCGAGAGAATCCAAAGCTAGAGGCATTATATGGATTGGTGCAAGCCAGTACATATGACAATGAAAAGAATCTACCTGATGGATATATAGAATCGCTTTATGAGTCATATCCAAAACAGCTAATCGAAGCTTATTTAAATGGCCGCTTTGTCAATCTAACGAGTGGCACGATTTATAGCAATTTTGACCGTAAATTAAATCATTCTGATGCAGAGTTAAAATCAGGTGAGCCATTGCATATTGGTATGGACTTTAACGTTTTACAAATGGCTGCGGTTGTATATGTGATACGTGATGGAAATCCAATAGCGATTGATGAATTAACAGAAGTTAGAGATACACCGACGATGGCGTATTTGCTTCAAGAGCGTTATCCCAATCGCGCCATTCGAATTTATCCTGATGCCAGTGGCCATAACACCAGTTCTAAAAATGCCAGTGACTCTGATCTAAGCATTTTAAAAGAAGCGGGTTTTACTTTAGTGGTTGATACGACGAACCCAAGGGTCAAAGACAGAATTATGGCGATGCAAGCAATGTTATTGAATGGTGAAGGTAAACGCCGCCTGTTAGTGAATACACATCGATGCCCAAAATTTACAGAAGGATTAGAACAGCAAGTCTATGACAAGTATGGAGAGCCTGATAAAAGCTCAGGTGTGGATCATGTGAATGATGCAGGTACATATCCGATCATCAAATTATTTCCTATTGTTAAACGTCAATTAAGACACTCTTCAATGCCATTCTAGAGGTAGTAATGAACATAGATAGCATTTCCAATGAAATGAAAGAGTTTCATGAGAAAATTAAGCCGATTCAGGCTTTATTGGGCGGGACTGAAGCAATGAGAGCCGCTAAGCAAACATATTTGCCAAAGTTCAAGTCGGAAACAACACAAGATTATAATGCGAGATTAGCTGTCGCAACATTGACACCATATTTTGAAGATACGATTAAATCTATGGCAGGACGTGTCTTCTATCGGCAATTTGCATTAGATGATGTTCATGATGAGGTGCGCGAATTTGTAGAAGATTTTAATGGCTCTGGCAAAAGTATGAGTGGCATCTTTGAATCAGTCTTTTTTGAGTCATTGGGATATTCTAGATCGTATGTAGTCATTGATTATACATTAACAGAACAAGCGAAAACACGTGAAGAAGAGAAGAATTTAAATGCGCGCCCATATGCGTTTAAAGTCAGTCCTGATCAAGTGTTAGATATTCGCAAATCTAATGGTGGTATTGTGTTATTTAAGTACATTCATGCTGTGATTGATGAAGAACAGACCAATGATTTTGAGATTAAGTATCAGGATGAAATTGTTCTCATGACACCAGCACGCACTAGATTTTATAGAAAGCTTTCTGGTAATGATTGGACATTGGTTAAAGATGTCGAGATCAGGGTGGGCAATAAAGCTTATGACCATGTATTTGTAGAAGAACTGAAACTTGCTAAGAAACCGCCGCTTTCCAACTTAGCAGAGTTGAATATTAAGCACTGGCAATCACAATCAGAGCAAGACAATATTCTCAGTAAAGCAAGAATGCCCATTTTGAAAATGGTGGGTGTTGATCAGCCAGCCTCCGAGGATGAACTCATTATTGCAGGCGCACTATTTTTACCATTGGGCGGCGATGCTAATTACATTGAACATTCAGGTGCGGCGATTAAAGCGGGGCAAGAAGCATTGAATAAGCTAGAGGAGCAAATGGCTGTTGCAGGTTCAAAATTGCTCATGCGAACTAAGATGGCATTGACTGATAGCCAAACTAAGAATGAAAGTAAAAAAGAGGTCAGTGAGTTGATGTTATATAGCTTAAAGCTCAATGATTTTATGAATCATGTCTTAGATAAATTTGGATTGTGGCTAGGTTTAGACGATGCAGGTTCTATAGATATCACGGATAATTTACAGAAAACGATTGAATCAGAAATATCTATTAGCGAGCTCATTCAGTCTGTGAATCATGCAATTATTTCTAAGAAGTCAGTCTTTGAAGCAATGGTGGCGTGGAATGCCATTACAGATAATCGTACCTTTGAAGAAGAACAAGAACAGATTGCATTAGAACAAATTAGTGAAATCGCCGCTCCAATGGCTTCATGATTATGAAAGAGTTTAGTTATTCAGAGCTCACAATGATGTTGTGTGAGTTTAATATCAATATTTTTCGTTATGATGCTTATGTTCGTTCAGTCGTTTTTAAGCATTTAGATCAGGTTCAAAAAGATCTCATTGCTCGTATTATGATTGATGATCTAGGATCTATCTCTAAGCGAGATATTCAACGATTAGTCAGAGATATTAAAACGATCATTACGGATGAATATGAACGTATTCTTGTGTATTTATCCGAAACGAATCAGCAATTTTATATTGCGTCTCATCATATTGAAGCGCAAATATACAATACATGGCTAGGTGCGAAAGTCTTTAGTTATTTGCCTAACTATAAATTAGATGCCATTCGATATGCGCCTTTGTTTGAAGGTAGAGATATCAAAGATTGGTGGATCAAACAGTCTGAAGATCTAAAATTCAAGGTGGAATCAATCATTAGAAATGGCAATGTATTGGCTGAAACACCGCAAGCCATATCTAAACAGATTCGTGATCAAATCAATATTGTAAAACGCCATGCTGATTCGATTGTGAGAACTGCGAATGCGGCGATTGCTAATGATGCTTTAGAACGTCTCATTGACCACAATACAGATTTAATCTCTGCTAAGCAGCATATCAGTACATTAGATGGTAATACGAGCGATGTGTGTAAGGCGCGAGATCTAAAAAAATGGACAGTAGACAATCGTCCAATTGGCCATAAGATGCCATTTAGAAAGCCGCCATTACATTTTAGATGTCGTTCTATTATTCGGCTTTTATTACAAGATCAAGTTGTATCGACAAGAGCTTCACAATTTGGGCAGGTGAATGAGCAAATAGATTATTCATCATGGCTAAAAACTCAAACTCAAGAGTATCAAATATCAGTACTGGGGGAACAAAAAGCAAAATGGTTTAGAGAAGGGAAATTGACGATAGGAATGATGCTTGATCAGAATGATCGACCTTTAACGATCAAGCAATTAAAAAAGATATATAACTTATAGTTATACAAGCTCACGAAAGTGGGCTTTTTTATTAGATAAATTTTATTAACAGAGCGAGATGCTCCATTGATGCGAGAAGCAAATTATGTGGAAAACAGATGAAAACGGCAATTTAGTTGTAGTGGATGGTAATCCTGTGGTGATCACAGCAGATGGTAAGGAAGAGCCTTTCTCTTTGGAATCAAATAAACAATACATCGAAAGTTTAAAAGCTGAAGCAATCAGTCATCGCCAAAAGGGTAATGGTTATAAAGAGCAGTTAAAAGCCTTCGAGGGCATTGATCCTAACAAAGCGCGTGAAGCCCTTGAGAAAGTGAAGGCATTTAGTGAAAAAGATCTAATTGATGTGGGGAAGGTTGAAGAAATCAAAGCAGAGATGAAGCGAGTACATGATGCTCAGTTGAATGAAGCGATTTCTAAAGCTGAACAGTATAAGCAACAGATGCAGTCATATATCATTGGGCAAAAGTTTAGTGAGTCACAATTTATTGCTGACAAACTGAATATTCCATCAGATATGGCACGCGAATTCTTTGGTAAGCACTTTACCGTTGATGAACGCAACAACGTCATTGCATTACATGATCCTTCAAACCTTGACAGTATTGTGTATTCAGAAGCCAATGCGGGTGAACCAGCATCTTTTGATGAGGCATTAGCAAAGTTTATCAATGCGTATCAATACAAAGATAAGATCCTAAAAAGTAACGGTAATCAGGGCTCTAATACATCAAATACGGGTAAAGCTCCAAATGGTATTAAACGTTCAGATATGACGCCTTTAGAGCGAGCCAAATACATTCAAGAACACGGATCTGAAAATTATTTAAAACTTCAAAAATAGGGGTAGTTTATGGCAACAACAGTCAACAAAGATATGATTATCTATAATGAAACAGCACAGACCTCATTCTTAGAGCGACGTCAAGATAATATTGATGTCTTTAACAACTCTTCGAATGGTGCAATTATCTTAGAAAATGAGATCATTCAAGGTGATTTTTCACAGTCTGCTTTTTATACAGTGGGCGGTGAAATGAAGCATCGTGATGTGAACTCAACCGATAAAGTCACCGCCAATAAAATTGGAATGAGTGAGCAAGTGGGTGTGAAAGTGCCATATAAGTATGGTCCTTATGCCTCTACAGAAGAAGCATTTAAGCGCCGCGCTCGTAGTCCTGAAGAGTTCGCCTATCTCATTGGCCAAGATTTAGCGGATGCAACAAGTGCGGGGCATTTAGAATATGCTTTAGGTGCATTAACAGGAGCGATTCTCAGCAATTCTGATATGAATGTTAATGGCAATATTGCCGTTGATGGTCGTAAAGCATTAACGCGAGCAATGCGAACTTTTGGTGATAAATTTTCGCGTGTCGCTTTGTGGGTTATGAACTCAGATACCTACTTTGACATCATTGATGATGCTTTAACGAATCAAATTTATTCCGAAAGTGGGGTAGTGATTTACGGTGGTGTCCCTGGAACACTTGGCAAACCAGTTTTAGTCACGGATACGATTGATCCTAAATTGTCATTTGGTTTACAACGTGGTGCAGTACGAATTCGTGAGTCACAATTACCAAGTTTCCGCCTATATGACATTAATGATGAAGAGAATATGGCAATGGGTGCGCGTGCTGAAGGTGCATTTAATATTGATATTCTTGGTTATTCATACAATAAAACAAAAGGCGAAAATCCAAACCTTGAAAAACTCAAAGCAGCGGCAAGTTGGAAGAAATATGTGGCCAGCAATAAATTAACAGCGGGTGTACTCATTAATCTCAGTAAGGATGAAAAAAGTAAACCTGATGGTATCGGTGGTTAAGCATATTAACTAAGGCGGCGATTGTGCCGCCTTTTTCTTGAGAAGTAAAAATGGAATATGTCACAACACAGTATGCGGATGCTTATCACTCAAAACGTATGACAGCTGAACGATGGAATATGTATTCAGAAGATGAAAAAGCTAAGCGTTTAGTTTCAGCCATTGATTTTATCGAGGCAAATTTTCGTTTTCAGAATGAAATATGGAAACACGTAGAAATACCCGAGCAACTCAAAAAAGCAATTTGTGAAGTTGCAGTATCCGATGAATTGATCATTGCACGATCACGAACACAAAACAGCATTAAAATTGATGTGATTCAAGTAGAGTACAAAATTGACTCATCCGCATATCAGATTGAATTTGATCGTATTAAAATTATGCTGAAAGGCTTATTGATGCCTGAACAACGTTTATTCATGAGAGTATCACGATGAATTATCAGGAAATTCAAAATATTGTTAATGAGTTATTACCCGAGTTTGGTATTGAATGTACAGCGACAGTTAAAATTGCGGGTAAATATGATCCTAAGACAGGGCTGTCAGGCACTGAAAAGACAACAAATGGACAAGCGATCATCACAAATATTGATATGAGATATAGTGGGCAAAATAATTTGATAGAAGTTGGGGATCAGTGGTTATTAGCAACGGCATCGTTGGATCTACAAGTAGGATCTATGGTTCATATTGATGGCAAAAAATATCAAGTGATTGCCCCTAATCCAATTAAGATGGCCAAACATACAATTTTATATAAAGCACATATCAGAAAAGTTTAAGCCCTATTTTCATAGGGCTTTATATTGTTCTGCCTCTCGGCAGTACTTGGGTTCAGTGTATAAGTTTTATGCCTATAGGCAATGGGATTATGCATATACCAACTTCAGTTGGTGAAAATATTCTACTAATCGTAAAAATAAAATCAAGATCACAATATTGATTCTAATCAATATGATACTTTTATTTCTTAGAGTGAAATCATGAGTATTAAAGATAAAATTGCTCAAAGAAAAAATGAGCTATTTTTGGAAATTAAGGGAAATATTAGAAACGCCGCATATACGGCATTTACAAAAATACAGACAAAAACGCCCGTTGATACAGGAGAAACTAGACGAGCATGGGCAATTGCAAAAGAATCAGATCAACATTATGTGATCACCAATCCTTTGCCGCATATTAATGTTCTTGAATACGGTTTATATCCTAATCCACCCAAAAAAGGCAGCGGTAAAACGATCAGTGGCTATTCAACTCAAGCGCCTACGGGATTTGTGCGCATCTCATTAGAAGAGGTCAAAAATGAGTTTAGTTGATCTTAAACGTGAGCTTGAAACCTATGTGATGAATTTTGCTGAACGTCACAAAATGAATTGCAGTTTTGAAAACTCACATACGGAAAACAAGGGCGATTATTTAGAGTGTTTCTTTTTGCCTATATCGCCATTTATTTCGACGTTTGAACACGCATCTTATCAGTATATTTTTCAGGTTAATTTTTATGTTGATCAAGGAGTGGGTGCAGTTAATTTACATGTTCTTATAGAGGAGTTTCTTCAACCTTTTGAAGTTGGTTATTCAATCAATGATCACGCGATTGTATATAAACCAAACTCAATGTCACAAGGCATTAAAAGTGAGGGCAAATATATGATTGCTGTTTCAATCTATCTACAATTTTTTAAAGCTATTTAGGAGTATTTATGGCGACATTATCCGCTAAATCAAAAATTCAGATGAGTAAAACTAAGTGTGACAAATTGTCTGATAAAACTGAAGAAATTGAATTAATTAATATTGCATGTGATGCATCTTCTTTTTCTGTTGAAGTCGGTGAGTCTACGTCAATTGACTCAACAACATTAGATGATGATGCACCGCAATCTGAAGTCGCATTTCCTGGTGATTCTACAGCAAGTGCAACAATGTTTTATAGCTCTAAAGCCGATAGCGCATATACCGCGGTACGTGCGGCACATGAAAGTGCAGAGAAGCGATATTTTTGTTTAGTGTTTCCTGATGGTGGCAAAGAAGAATTTATTGCTAACGTCACGTCTCATAGTATTGCATTGCAGACTAAAGAGGCAATCAGCGCAAATGTATCATTTAAGATCAGTGGCAAAGTTAAGAAAACAAACGCAGGTTAATTATTGAGAGGATGACATATGAATTTGGCAGATTTTAGCAATCAAAAGTTAGACAAAGCAAAACCTTTTAACCTAGTATTTCCTGATGGCAGTGTTTCAGATGCGAAGATTTATATTAAGTCACTTAAATCAAAAGATGTAATCCGCGAAACAGATGCGATTGCCAAAAGAGCAAATCAAGCCGTGGCAAAAGGTTTAGATTATGCGATTAAGTCTGACATTGAGATGTGTTGTGCAATTATTGAAACAATAGAAGGTTTCACCATTCAAGAGGCAGATAATGTATTTGGCTTTGAAACGGATGGTGATCGCATTGTGTCCACTAAAGAGAATATTAGATTATTGATGGAAAACTTCCATTTTGCACGCCAACAAGTGGCCGCACAAGCTAATGATGATAGTTTTTTTTATCTGAATTAGAAGAAAGTGCGCGGGACTGTATTCGTTTTTATTTAAAGCCAGAGAAAAATTCTCGTAAAACACGTCACCAAATGTTGTTAGAAATGTCTGAAAACTTAGGAGAGTTAGAGGAGTTGAAGCAAGCGCCTTTAATCACTCAGTATTATCAGCACGTTTGGGATTGGTTTCTATCATTAAATCAAACACGGAATACAGCTATGGGATGGACACCCATCAGTTATACAGAAATCGCCGCTTTTTCATCATTAATGTCAATTGAAATGGATCGAGATGATATAGAGGCTTTAAGGCTTATTGATTCGATTTATCTAGATGAAATGCGCGATATTTAGAGTTAAAAAAATAGCCCTGCTTTTTGACAGGGCTAAAGTTAAATTATGCAACCTCATGGCAATTTTCAAGGAGACTATTGCAATGAATATTTATATTTTAGTACAAAAAATTAATTTGTGAAGATGGATTATGCTTTAAAAGCATATGGTTGTATTAGAAAGCCCTTATTAATTTAGGGCTTTTTTTATGGGTGAGGAAGGTTATGGCTGATTTAGGAATGCTCATTGATATCAGAGCAAATGGCGCGGATCAGGCATCTCGTGATATTGATCGTGTGTCTAGATCTGCTGAACAACTCGAAAATAAAGCAAAAAGCTTAGGTTACTTTTTTGATCAGCAGGGGCGATTGAGAGAAGCCAATGGTCGATTTGCAAGATCAAATGATAGTGTGGCTAATTCATTGCGTAGAATGCGCGAAGATGCTGATACAGCCTCAACAGGTATCCGCAATATTGGTGCATCAGCATCACAATCCATTGTGCCAATGAATCTATTAAGCAAGGCATTGGCAGGTTTATTAACCGTACAAGCTGCAACACATGTACTGAGTTTGGCTGACACAATGACAAATCTAAATTCACAAATTAGATTTGTTACAGCCAGTCAACAAGAAGCAGAAGCTGTACAAAAACGCTTATTGGGCTTAGCAAATAGCACGCGTGCGAGCTTGGAAGCAACAGCAACTCTATACACACGTACAGCAAGGGCAATGAAGGATTATGGTAAAACACAAACAGAAATTTTAAGATTTACAGAAGCTATCAATAATGCAATGCGTGTGGGTGGTGTTGGTGCGCAAGAGCAGGCAAGTGCTTTATTGCAGTTATCACAAGCTTTAGGATCAGGTGTTTTACAGGGGGATGAGTTTAGATCGATTGCTGAAGCTGCCCCCATTCTTTTAGACATTTTGGCAAAAAATACAGGTGTTGCGCGTGGCGAACTGAAAAAACTTGGTTCTGAAGGTAAATTAACTGCTGAATTGCTATTTAATGCCATTTCTCAATCATATGATGAGTTGAAAAAACAGGCGGCCGAAATGCCAGCCACAATTGAATCCTCAATGACAGTTGTGCGTAATAATATTATGCAATTTAGCCAAGACATGTTGAATCAAACGGGTATCACACAGGGTATATCATCGACACTGTTATATGTTGCAAATAATTTGCATGTGGTTTTTGTTCCTGCTGTTTTGTTAGCTTCAGTCATGATTGGAAAAATGACAGGTGCGGTTATATCGTCAGGTGTTGCGTTTGGGCAATCGTCTTTTGCCGCTGCTAAATATCAATTTTCTTTAATTAAAGCTGCGGGTGCTTCTAATACATTGGCGGCAGCATCTACAGCGGGGACAATGGCTGTCAATGGTATGTCTCGAGCATTACAATTGGTTGGTGGTCCAGCAGGTTTAATTGGTATTGTGGCAGCAGGTTTATTGTTGTTTGCGACTAATTCAGATAAAGCTAAGAAAAGCGCAGGTGATTTAGAACTTGAGCTTCAAGGTTTAGAAGCGCGTCTGAAATCCATGAATAAATCACAAAGAGAAGCTTTAGTCATTTCATATTCGGATAACCTAAAGAATTTGAAAAATGATCTTTGGCGTTTGAAAACCGATATTGCTCATGAAGAGCGTAAGCTCAAGACAATGCAAGGTGGCGGCTGGTTTGGCGGCAATGCTTCTAAATTTGATATTCAAGAGCAAGAGAAGAAGATCAAGAAAATGAAAGGGGAAGCTTCGAATTTAGCAGATGCGATTGTTAAGGTTTCAGAAAGTATTTTAAAAATTGAAAATTATTCTGAAGAATCAACTGATGGAATGAATGAGCTACAAAAGTCAGGTATAGGCGTAGCTGAAACACTCAAAGAGATCGAAGAGAAGTATCGCCAGCTTGGTATGACAGCATCGCAAGTGACATTAGCTAATTTAGTCGATATGGGCGCATCTTTAGCTGATTTTGCAAGAGCAAAGGCAATGTTAGATGAAATTGATCAAAGCAATGCATCGAAGCGTACTGCAAAACGTGGTGGAGGCACAGATCATTTTGGAGAAAAATTAAAAGCGTTATCTGATGAATTAGCAAAAGTTCAGGCTTTGAATGTAGAGATTGCTAAGTTTGGACGTGAAAGTCTCTATACTTCAGCAAGGGAATTAACATTAGAATTTGCGAATCAATCGAATGCGTTATCAAAGGTATCTGAAGCACAAAAGCAAATATTGATGAATCAGGCAATGGCATTAGATAGCCAAAAGCAGATGAATGAAATTTTAAACTTTAGTCTTGATTATTCGAAACGCTTTGAGGATCTACAGTTTGAACTAGAGTTGATTGGTAAGACGAAGGAAGAAGTAGAGCGTTTAAAATTTGAACGAGAATTAGAGAATCGGGCTAAAGAAATTTCTATTGGCATGAGCCCACAAAATCTTGCGTATCTTGAGGCCGAAATTCAAAAAATTAGAGAGTTACGCGATGCATATGCGAATCGACAGTCGCATCATGATCATGATATTACTGGTGGCATTAAAGATAGTTTTACAAAAACAACCAACTCTATGAAAACAGTTAGAGAGCAATTTACATCAGCCACAGATTCTATGTTTAATGGTTTGACAGATGCCATTGCTGGGTATGCCTCTGGTGCTGAACAAAGTTTCTCTGATATGACGCGTTCAGTTTTGCAAAACATTTCAAAGATGTTAATTCAGATGGCTTTATTAAATGCTGTACAAATGGCTTTTGGTGGATTCTCTGAAGGTGGTGTTGTTGGTGGGCGAGTAAAAGAATATGCTAATGGTGGTTATACGGGCGCTGGTGGAAAATATCAGCCCGCGGGCATTGTTCACAAAGGTGAAGTAGTCTTTTCACAACGAGATGTTGCTCGATTTGGTGGGGTAGCAGCAGTTGAAAGAATGAGGCTACGAGGTTATGCCAATGGCGGTATTGTGGGTGGTCGAACTATGATTGGACACGCAAACGTACACCAGCCTCAACCGATCACAATTATTGTCAATGTTGCTGAAGATGGCAGCACAGAAGTGATTGATAAAAGTGTCGGTAAAGCGATGGAAAAACACATTGAAGTGATTGTAAATAAAGTCATTGCTAGAGAGAAACGTATTGGTGGATCTTTGGCTTAGATCTGTCGCCTTATACGTTTGTATAAGGCGCATCTAAAAAGATCTAAATTCTTTACGCGCAGTACTTTCTTCTGTTTCATTATTGATGTAATCAACGGATTTATATTCTAATCCTAGCACTGTTTTAATCGCCTCTTTGTCTTCAAAAAGTCCATATGATTTATATGAGATATCTATACTAGCTAAAATTGCATCAGGCTGCATTAATAAGGATGTATACTCTAGGCTTTTATATTGCCCACTAGTCATAATCGCTTCTAGGACACTATCACTGCCTTTAATAGTGCTAGGATGCCATTTCTTTGCCAATGCTGTAACTAACTCTATAAAGTCTTGGGCGATATTTAGTTTTTGTTCTGCTTGTTTAGATATATCGAGTGTATAACGTTTTTTAAATGTAATTGCTCCAACTCTATCATTGACTAAAGTCACATGGGCAGTATCAAAGAATGCGACTTCTTTTGTAATGAATCCTGTTTCTGATTTTGTAAAATTTATGTCTTGAAACTCCATAGGGCAATTAACTTTAATCCCTCCTATAGATACATAGTCCATATCACAGGCATGGGAAAGAGAGAATACAAGAGGAATTGCTAGTAATGACTTTTTCATGAACACCCCATTTTCTAGTTTCAATATTCTTTTGAAGTGTCTATTTAATGAAACTTTAGGCACTAATTATCAGTATATATGATGTGATTACGGAGTGAAATTTTTAAGTGTTGAGTTGGTTACAAAGAGTAGCTTGTAAATATCTTTAATGATAAGATTCTGATCCCTACAATAAAAAAAATTTATGAGGAGAACTATGAAAAAGATCTTATATATGATTGCTATTGCGACCGTAGTCGTCGGTTGTGCTACCGCAGTTAAAAAACAATGGGGCGTTGTGAGTGGCAGTAAAGCAGATGGCACAGTTAAACTTGCTTATGAATATACTGAGATGGAAAAGCCCATCGTGGATATGACACAAGCAGAAACGATTGCTACGAAACGTTGTGCAGCATGGGGATATAAAAAAGCAGAACCTTTTGATGCAGCAATGACTAGTTGTGTATATGGACCAGGTGCTTGGGGTGGATGTGCTCAATATAGAGTATCTATGGATTATCAATGTACCAATCACTAAATATATAGTACTAAAGAGCTCCTTCAAATAGGAGCTTTTTTAATATCTAAATTCGCAATACAACTATAAAAAAAGCGTTGAATCATAATAATTCAACGCTGAAACACCATTTTCTAATAAAGAAAGGTGTGCCCAACAAAATTATATTTAAAATTTAATTGTATGTCTATCATTAGAAATCTATATAAAATGCAAGAAAATATTTTTTTAAAATAGAATTGAAAGATAACATTTATTTGAAATTTCTCTTATTTAGGTTATTGATATGGGTTATAGAGTATTTAGATGGTGTCCACGTATTGATGCGGTACAAGAAGTTGAACCATTGCTTAATATTATTCAATTCGGAGATGGTATAGAACAACGGCAGCTCAAGGGTTTGAGGTTACACCGAAATAAGTTTCCTGACTTAAAGTTTGTTGCTAAGAAAGAAGAAATTAATGAAATCAATGATTTTTTGCTGCTACATATTACAAAGCCATTTTGGTTTTCCTTTCAAGGAAAACAGTATCTAGTGAGAAAAGATGGACCCTATAAGCTGGTTCATAAAAGTAAGGATATTTGTGAATTAACCGTAAGCTTTGTTGAGGTCATGAAATGATTAGTGATTCAGTGAAAGCTCAACTAGATGAATTAGAACAACAAGCATGGATTGATTTATATGTACTAGATATTAGCCGTATTAATGACCATGGCGGCTCAAACCATTTCTATTTTTGTAACGAATTGAATGAAAAGAATGAGTCAGTCATTTGGCGAGGTCAGAAATATTTAGCGATACCAATACAAATTGATGGCGTTGAAAGAAAAGGTAATGGACCAAGTAATAGACCGACGCTAAACATTGCCAATTTAAATGGATATATGACAGGGGCGATTCATCAATATGATGGATTGATTGGGGCAAAAATAACACGTTACCGAGTGCCATCACAATTCTTAGATGCTGTAAACTTTCATGATGGCAATGATAAAGCGAATCCTGATGAGTATTTAGCTCAATCCTATATTGTCAATTCTGCAAAATATAACAGTCAATATGCTGAATTCACATTAGCTTTGCCGTCTGAAACAGATGGGGCGACGCTTCCTAAGCGCACCATTTATGCTTCGGTATGTCCGTTTTTATATCGAGGTGAGTATTGTGGATATGATGGCCATGCTATTGCCGATGAAAACGATCATGCTTTAGAACCACATGAAATGAATAAGGATAAATGCAGCAAGAGACTTAGTGGATGTATTGCGCGATTTGGTGTGAATGGTCAGTTGCCTTTTGGCGGATTTCCTGTTGCTGATAAATTTTCAAGCTAGATAAAAAAAGGCTCTGAATATATGTATAAACAGAACCTACAATCAATAAATCTACAGGAAAATATATGTAGAACTAAATTCTAGCATAAACATTTTAATTTTTGTCAATTCCATTGAGCCCTTTATTGGGCTTTTATTTTGTCTTTTAGAAAAGGATTATTATGGAAAACAGTATCTTGTCTTATTGTGCTGATGCCAATGAAGAACGAGGTGGGATTGTTATTGATAATGAATTTATAGCAGTCAAAAACATTGCCAAAGATAAGGTGAATCATTTCGAATTTAATCTTGATAAGTATAACTATGATCGTATAGATGCCATTGTTCATAGTCATATAGGTGATCATCCATTTTTATCAAGTTTAGATCGCTTATCTCAAATACAAACGCAAAAGTCTTGGTGGGTTGTTGCGAATAATAAAATTCATCGGTATGAGTGTGTGGATTTATTACGTGGCCGTCATTTTGAGTATGGAAAGTATGATTGTGGCACATTGATTGAAGATGCTTATGCCATATGTGGTATTGCGTTAAAACATTATAAACGGACAACGATTGAAAAAGATGAATCTAATAATGTGATTGTCCAACGATTGCCAAAGCTTGGCTTTTATCAAGTGTCAGACCTTGTACCAGGTGATGTCATCGTGACTAGTATGGGCGGAAATCCTAATCATTTAGGCTTAATTTTAGATGGTGAAAGGGTATTGCATCATGTAGAGGGGCAATATTCAAGAGTCGTCGCATATGGATCGGTATTTAGAAAAAGAACTCATTCTATTTGGCGGCATAAGGATTGGAAGCCACGCATGCTTGAAGCAATTCATTATGATTTAAAGGCAAGTGAGTATGAAGAAAATTACATTTAAATTCTATGGTGCATTAAGAAAGTATGGCAAAGAAATTAGCTTATATGGCAATACAGTCAATGAGTGTATGCGTTCTTTATGTATTCAATTAGATGGGTTTAAAAAACACGTTAAATATAAACAGTACGCATTAAAAATAGGGCGGCGATATGTTGGTCAAGATGAATATTTAACGGGGATCAATGCCAGTAAGCCGTTAATTATTAGAGTGATCCCAATTGTAAAAGGGTCGGGTCCATTGGCTCTCGTTGCTGGAGCTGCATTCGCTGCAATGGGTGTTATGGGCGTTGGTGGTGCAATGGTTGCTACAGTTTTATTGCAAATGGGCGTCGGATTGATGCTAGCAGGTGCAGCAGCTTTATTAACTAAGCAGCCAAAATTCAATCAAGATTACCAAGGTGTAGAAGATTCAAAGTCTTCAGCGTTTAGCAATTTATCTAACATGGCGGGGCAAGGCAAACAGATCCTACGTGTCTATGGTGAAATGTTAGTGGGTGGTTATGTCATTTCACAAGGTTTAGCAAGTCGCCGTATTGAGTCTGGTATTGATATTAATAACGTGCAAACGGCTAAATATTCTCGTCAAATAGTTGAGTTGATTGCAGCTCAAGATCCAAATGGTAAAACGTACAATATAGATCGAAATTGTGATTCTGTACGTAATGCCGCCATTAATATTAAGGTTCAGTGGAGTTAAATATGGGTGGTAAATCAGGAGGTGGTGCAAGATCACCACGCATTGAAAAAAATACATTACATTCTGCGCAAAAACTCAAAGTCATAGATTTAATCAGTAGCGGGGAAATTTCAGGTTTTATTAATGGTAATGAGCATCCACTAAAGTCTGTTTATCTGAATGATACAGCTGTACAGAATAAGGATGGATCTATGAACCATGCCGATGTTCAATTCGAGTTTAATCGTGGGACGTTAGAACAGGATTATTTACCTAGTGCTATGTCTGTAGATACTTCTCACACTGTGGGGGCTCAGGTTGAAAAGAAAAATCCTATTACGCGTACTGTAACTAATAAACAAGTAACAAGTGTGCGCGTCACTGTGGGCGTAGATGCTTTGATGCGTTCTACAACAGAAGGTGATCAGCTGGCAACGTCTGTTGATATGAGTATTCAAATCATTAAAAATGGTCAGGTACATGCCGCACAACACATGCATTTAAACGAAAAAGGCAATCAACCGTTTAGAGTTGATTATGTGTTTTCAGACTTGCCAACGGCGCCTTTTGACATCAAATGTATTCGTTTAACTGCTGATTCTAGGGATGATATGTTGAGAAATAAAACATATTTCTTTAGCTATGTGGAATCAATAGACGTCAAAGTAAGGATGCCAGGATCTGCCGTGGCATTTTTACAAATCGATTCTCAGCAATTTGGCAATAACAATCCGACGAGAACATATGGCATCAAAGGCTGTATTGTACAAGTTCCATCTAACTATGATCCTGTAACGCGTACTTATTCAGGATTGTGGGATCGATTGTTTAAACCAGCATATACGAACAATCCAGCATGGGTTTTGTACGATGTCCTAACAAATGATGAGTGTTTTGGTGAGAAGTTTACAGACTATCAAATAGATATTGATAAGTTATATGAGTTATCTAAGTATTGTGATGCGTTGGTAGATGACGGAAATGGTGGAAAAGAACCTCGTTTTGTATGTAATGCCATTTTGTTTGGTGAGGATGCTAAAACAGTATTAGATAATTTATGTTCAGTTTTCCGTGGCACATATTCAGATGCTAATAACTATTTTACTGTGTATTTCGATAGTAAAAGTGATGTTATTGCAGTATATGAAAATTCTAGCGTAGTTGATGGAGAGTTTAACTATTCATTTGTGCCTGCAACAGAGCTCTATAATCAAATTCAAGTACAATACATTGATCAAGAGGACGGTTATCGTACAAAAATAGATGAAGTATCAGATGAGAAGAATATCGCTAGATATGGTCTTAGATCCACATCTATTACAGCTTTTGGATGTACGAAACGATCACAAGCACTACGTTGTGCAAAGTGGAATTTGATTACCTCTTTAACAGAAAATGAACATGTTCAATTTAAGTTAGGTGCCGCGGGTATTCGACATGAGCAACACGATATTGTAGGGATAGCAGATAGCAATTATGCTGGGCAACAAGTTGGTGGTCGTATTGTGGATATTGCTAGTGATGTGATTACTATTGATCGTGATATCAAAGGAGTGACATCTTTCTTGATTAATGTTGAAGGTAAGGTGAAAACCTTCAAAGTTAAACGAGCGATTAGTGCAACTCAATATAAACTTGATGCACCAGTGAATGCAGTTGAACATGTACAATTTGCGGCGATTGTTGGGAAATTACAGCCTAGATTATTTAGATGCATACACATTGAAGAAGATCGAGAGACGAATACATATACAGTAACAGCCATTAAACACAATCCGCAAAAAGAAGCGATTGTTGATCGTGGCGCCTCATACATACAAGGGCATCACTCATCACTAAATACTATTCCGCATTTGAGCAATGGCATTGTAGAAAATGAGGGTAAAAGCCTTGTACTACGTTGGGATAGCATTGAAACATTAGGCGGGAAAGTTAAGTATATTATCCATCTGTATGATGGTAAAAAATTACTGCGTCGTCTTGAAACATTTGAAACGTTCACTAAACTCACAAATCTTCCTCAGGGCAACTATACAGCACGGATTCGAGCGCTTAATGAATATGGCCAATACAGTGCAGAATTATCTATTTCATTTAGCACCACTTATGAAATAACAGGTTTAAGATATTTGCCCATCGTTTTTGGCTTAAATCTATATTGGGAAGTACCATCGCTTTTAACAACAGAAGCCTATACAGAAATATGGTGGTCACAAAGTGAAGATAGAAGTAAAGCAACTTTAGCGGCCAAAATGCCATATCCACAGAATACTTATACAGTTAGTAATCTAGGGATTAAAGATGGCCGTTATTTCTGGTTTCGCTTAGTCGATTTAGATGGTAATCAGGGCGAATTTACGCGTGCGTTCTATGCTGAATCATCTAATGATTCAACAAGCATTATTGAAATGATTCGTGGGAAAATTACTATCAAAGAGTTATCTGATGATGTTGCAACACATATCATTGAGGATACTTTAAAAGAAGCACGTCAAGACATGCAAACATTGATTGATCAATCAACTGTGATTAAAGCAATTCAGAAAAAGGCTGATCAAGCATTGGCTGAAGCTAAGTTGTTAGAGTTTTCTAAAGCGACAGAGAGTCAGGCCATTCTTGCGGAAACTGCTATTAATCGTTCTATCGTTGAGGCTAATCAGGCAGAAATTAATACTTTTAAAAAGACCACAACCGATCAATTATCCGCACAATCACGTGTGATAGAGGGCTTAAAATCGGAGGTGAATAACAGTATTAAGGCTTCAATTAATGAAGTTAAACAGACAACTACAACTAAGCTCAATGCGCAGGCAAAGTCAATCAGCACGTTAAAAACTGAGGTTAATAAGAATCTCAATGCATCCATCAATACTGTTAAACAGACAATAGCAGGCGTGGATGGAAAGGTTAAGTCGCAATATACATTGACGACAACTGCTATGAGTGGTGGTAAGAAAGTTATTTCTGGCTTTACGAGTTTGAATGATGGGAAAACTTCGGAATTCATTATACAAGCCAATAAATTTGCGATTGTAAATCAAAAAGATGGATCGACCAAAATGCCATTTGTTTTATGGCAAAACAAGTTGGCTTTAGATGGTGATTTGATTGCGAGTGGAACCATTAAAGGGGAATCATTGGTTGCAGGCGCAAAACTGAAAGCACCTGTGATAGAGGGAGGAACATTAAACATTAATCGAAAATTTATAGTCTCTAGCAATGGAGATGTAACAATCAGAAGTGACCCTACTAAAAACGTTGGCTTGAGAATCACGAGTGAACGCATTCTTGTGTATGACAACAATGGTATCGAGAGAATTAGAATAGGGAAATTAAAGTAATGAAAAAGATTTTAAAAAAAATAAAGCAGTGGTGGATCAATATGTTTGATATTCAAGTGAAAGATAAAAATGGGAAGGTGATTAATCAGATTGGTGATGTTGTTGCCTTTGATAAAGCGATTGAACTTAAAAAAGGCCAGAGCATTAGTGTAGATATCAGTATCGAAAAAGGTGAATTTATTTTCACCTCGTTTCGAGAAGTTGATGCGTGGGATTTTTGGAAAGAACGCGTATCAGTTAATGGTACTGTTGTGACAATCACTGCTGTTTCGGATCATTTAACGGTAATGAAGGGGAAATTCTAATGTACGGCATTCAATTTAGCAGAGAAAATGGATTAAGAACATTAAACGATGGTGGTGTAGTTTTTGAATATTACAAAGTACCCTTAAAATACACATGGTCAATTTATGGTACAGGTAATGATTACAAATCAGCAGTGACAGAATTCACGATTCCAAAAGATATATTGAAAAATGCAGCCATTGCCATAGAAGAAGGTAGCATTATTTCATGGAATCATAGAGATGCTAGTAATAGCTTATTGCGTGTTGCTACGCTTGATCAGTCTAAACCAGCAAAAGTACATTTATTTAAGCCATATGAAGGATGGGCGAATAACGAAGAATATGGCATTAATATTCGTAATGCACAACAAAAGTTAGTTTATAACTCATCGTTAAAAACGGCCAAGGTTATAGGCTATATAAGTAAATTTAACCCAAAACCAATGTGGTATCGCTCGATTGATAAAGTCACTAAGCTGGGATTTGTTCAGGTTGGCAATGATTTGTCCCACCGACATCGGTCAGGGGTTTTAGATTACAGTAAAGCATCATTAATTGAATGCGTTGGCACTCATGTTTCAGTTAAGCAAAATGCATTCATTCAACCACCTCCTCGGAGTGAATCAGACAACTATTGGCGCTCTAATTATGATGTTTTATGGTTTATCTTAGATATTAGTGATTTATGAGGCATGAAGTATGCAAACAGGTTTTCTTAAAATTACTAAAAATAATCAAAAGGGCTCACAAATTGTTGAGCCCTTAATGAATACGCATCTTTATTTTTCGCAAGATGGTGTCAGAAAAGTTACGACTAAAACTAATGCTCAAGGTAAATACTCTTTTAAGTTACCCGTTGGATCTTATCAGGTTAGTATCAGTACTGGCGCTGACGGAAATATCTTTCCATTATTGGGCGGACGACTATTTGAGCTGAAGCAAGATAGTCCTACTGATGCATTTGAAAAGTGGGTTGATAATGCTATATCGCAAAATTTAGACCAAAATCCACTATTAGTAAGGCTTCAGGAACTATCTAAAATAGCGGCAGATGCGGCAGCAGAAGCAACAAGAATCGCGGAACAATTGAAGAGCCAAACAAAAGATTATTTGAAACGTGGGGCTTATGGTTTAGGGGATAATAATGGACGTATTGTCATGTTATCTAATAAAACCATACCTGTGTCATGTTTTATCCAAGGGGATGGATCAAGTACCAAATATCTGTGGCAGCATGGGCGAGGAATCAATTGTGTTTCAGAAAAAGGTAAGTTATCCACACAATTTATTGGTGCTGGTAGTGAAGCCGCTGTGATCAATCATGATAATAGTCAGATTAAACGTCTCTTCCTTTATCACACTTTAAATACGACTAAGGATAGCAATGGGAATCTTAAAGTAGCATCTCCAATCATTAGGCTATTTGATACTCATATTGAACACAATGGAGGGTTTTTAGAAGAACCTATTTTTGAAAAATTAGGGGTAGGGGTTTATAAAATTAGTAATACTTTGGGATTGGCCAAAGAAGGGTGGTATATAGAAGTCCCTAAAGATCGTAATGGCTTTCCATATTTTTTGATTGAATGGCATGAAGATGGGGAAAAGAATATCACTATCAAATGCTTTAAAAAGCGATTTGATCAATCTAGCGGTGAATGGATTAATGGTGAGCCTGTTGATATTCAAGAAAATCAAAGATGGATTGATGTACGTTGTCAGCAACAAAAATATAAAGTTATAAAAGATTTCCCCTTAATGAGTGAAGATAACTAGAATTTTGATTAATATATCATCAGATAGCAGCATGGCTATCTATATTAAATCTAGAAGTCGTAATCAGTCATAGAGGAAATA